ACAAACACTTGAGAAGTATTATGCTCCCGTAGCTCAAAGGTAGAGCAGACACCTTATAAGTGTCAGACGAAGGATCGATACCTTCCGGGAGTACCATTGAATTGCTGTATATCCTTTTTAATGAAGGGCTTTTGGACGTGGGTTCAATCCCCACCATCTCCACCATCTTGAGGGGATGATTTGGGTTCGACAGGGGCGATGGAATTAGAACGGCAGCACGGTAGGCGATGACCGTAAATCAAGCAACACGTTGTAAATGACAACGAATTCAAAATGGCAGCCTAAGGGCGAGCCACCCCCTAGCCCTAAAGGCTAGGGGGTTTTTAAACTGAGGATAATATGGCTAAGTTAGATGATTTTGGTTTAGATGAAAAAATTAATCATACGCTTTATAACAAGTCTATTTATTTTCTTACAGGCAATATCACAGAAGAATCTATTACTAACTGCATGAAATGGGTTTTCTCCCAATCACACACAAACCACCCATATCTTAAAATTGTCATCAATTCGGAAGGTGGAGATTTATATTCTACTTTTGCACTTATTGATATAATGAAAACATCTGAAACACCCATTGCCACTTATGGATTTGGAAGTGTTATGTCCGCTGCTTTTTTATTGTTGACATCAGGGACACCTGGATACCGTCACATTGGTATTAATACAGGAATTATGTGTCATCAATATTTTTCTTCACATGACGAAACAAAGCACCATGACTTAAAAGCGTCCATGGATGAAGGCAATAGATGTATTAAACGAATGGAAAGTTTACTTAGTAAAAACCTTGACATGACATCTTCACAAATTCGCAAAAAATTCCTAGGAGCGTCGGACACATATATGACCGCAGAAGAAGCATTACAATATAATGTTGTCGATTATATTTTTCCTCGTGGAAAAAGGTTGTATTAATGGTTGATCTGAATTTTTTTCTGGGTTATAATTATACAACATGACCAAAGAAATTGAAAAGTATCAAAAAGCCCTTGTTGAATATGCAGATGAATATATTCTAGAAAGGGCTCTCAGTAATGAATGTGATTGTGACAAAAACAATGATATTTGTAGATTTCGACAGTTGGCAGGCAAAGCACTTTATGACTATGCCCACAAAAATCAATGTCAATGCAGAGTATGTGAATGGGAGAGATCACAATGAAACGTATGAATTTTCCACATCGTAAAACCAAACGCCGTGAAGAGGCCGAAGCCCGACAAGCTACCTACAACAAGATCCACGGAACCCCTGAGGAACGTCGAAAGACGAACCCCAAGAATAAAAAGAATAAAAAGAACGCACATGAAAAAGGCCTTGATTCGAGAATGCGAGAGAATCGCAATACGGAATAATACACCAGAAAAACATCCAAGGTATAATCATTATATACATTTCAGTTTTATTATTCAGGACAATAAACTAGTGGGTCATGCTACAAATAGTGCAGGCCAAAGCATATATCATCGATTTTATAATGACAGATCTATGATTCATTCTGAGGCGGCCGCATTCAAAAAAGTAAAAGGATTGTTGAATCGTGATAAAAATTTTGAGGTAATAAATATTAGATTGAACAAGCTTAATGAATATCGTGTGTCCAAGCCCTGTGAATGTTGCACAAATTTTTTGTCTATCATGGGATGTAACAAGGTCTATTATACCACAGACGAAGGTTTTGAGTCTGTGTCTCTATAAGGTAATTTACAATGTCAAGAGCAAAAAATCCATCTCACCGAAAGCGTTGTCAGGCTTACAAGAATGCAAGTCGGCGTGAACTAAATAAGAAAAGAAAGCTTTTAAAACACCTTGTCAAATATCCTAATGACAAGGTAGCTGAAATTGCATATAATAAAATCTAAAATACAGGTTGTATGGACCGTGTTTTTGTGATATAATTAATCATGAGCAAGACAGAAAACCGTGAATTTAAACTGAAAGATTTCGCTGCAATTCTGCGTACGTCTGGAGATGGACTTTGGTCTTCTGTGGAAAAGGAAGTCAAATGTACTGCTGCTGATGTCCTCATGATGACATGGGACAATGAGACGTGGGGTGAACTTCGCGTCTTCTTTGACCCTTCCACCTGGGATGTCAATGAGGACGGTTTGATTTACACCGACCCTGGTTTTAAAAAGGGCCTTCACAAAACGCTGAAGGAGCTGGGGTACAAGAACGTTGAGGATGTCTTTTATTCCGAGCAGGGAATGCAGGGTGACGATTACGTGTCTCTCGACATCGGCGCCAAGTTCTGCGCCAACTTTGGAGAAGAGAATGAGTAACGAATACGCAAGAATGTCCATTGCCAAACTCCGCCAAGAGATTGTAGAAAAGGATATGCTGATTGAAGAACTGTTGGGACAGATTGAAGAACTTGTCTATCAACTAGAAAAGCCCCAAAAGACTTCTAATTCTCTTGACCAGGCCCTCAACGAGGGTGATGGGAGCTACAATCCGTAGACGTGAAATATGAAAGATGAGCAGTTTTTGGCGCCAAAAGAACCTTGGCCATGTAGGTCGTGTAGGTTTCGATATGACCTAATGCTAGATGGACAGTATATTGCATGCTGTCACCCCACAGCTGCAGGAACTGGATTGAACGGAATCCTACCAGCAGCCCGTCGTGTGTTTTGGGCCCAATGTTGGGGATTCAAATGGCGAACAGGTAAGTGGGACATCTACGGCAATTTTGTGGGTTGACTTTCGCTCGGAGCATAAAATACCACGTGATTATATCAAAAAAAGGAGATATAATTGATTAAACAAATAAACAAAAGAAGGCATAAAAATAATACAGAATATTGGATTAGGAATAATCATATGCTAATGAAAATTTGTGTACAGTGTGGTGATGAGTTTGATTTGCATTCGCCTCTAAAAGCTCATGCTGGCGGTAAAATTAATGAATGTCCAGATTGCTGCAATGAGACTGCAGTTAGATATCTAGGATTGACTTCGGGTGATGGTAAGGCCGCTGGCGTTACTATTTTGTCTTTTAATAGCCGTAGCGACCGCGAAAAATATAAGCATGCGTGGATGGCTACTTCTGGGATGCATAAGGGGAAGAGTTGTAATATGTCTCCTTCTGCTCCTATTATGTCTGGTTTGAAATTTAATAAGGTTCATGAATACGGTCTTGGAATGAATCATAAAGGGAAAAGTTGATTAATGCATACATTTCACAAAAATGCAAAAATTGTTGTGGGTTATAAGCAACCTGCAGGATATAGCCAATCAATATGTTTAAGGTTTTTGCTTCGTAAAGAAGAAGGGCCTAATTATACTGTTTTTTGGATGGACCCAACAGTCGATGGCGACGCTGTTATTTACAGCACGACATCCCAACACACTTTAGCGTCAATTAAGAAAGATATGTTTGATGCTAAAGTGTCTTATGAAGTCATGGAAAAAAAGTATCTTGGACAACGCGCCAGTCTTCAAGATGTTTTTATGTAAAATAAATGAATTGGTTAGCGAGATGTTGGAGGTTATGGGCCTTAGCATTAGGCGAAAAGGCCAGTTCACACAATAAAGAAGCTGACACCATTGCTCTTATACGAACAATGATTGTCATGGTCGCGGTGATCACCAATATAATGATCACGTTAAACATTATCGTTCGATGGGATAAATAAAACATGATTACAACACAGGGATAAATAAAACATGATTACAACACAGGGATAAATAAAACATGATTACAACACATAACAAGGCACTACTTATTTACGGCTCTAAGTTTTACAATACCATTAATGGCAATTTGCCCAATTTAAGGAGTGTGATGATGCACTATCGATATCTATTTTGGGCCGCATGCGCCTTACTGTTGTTGGCAGATCTAGTGTTTGCCAACCCTCCCTATAATCCACAAGATGGCTGCACAAAAACAGAATACACCGACGAAGTCTATGTATTCGTCGCTCCATACACAGGAACATTCACTTTCAAGGGTGGGTCCGTCCACAGCCCAAACGGATACTTCGTTACCATACGTTTAACAGAAGGTGAGAGTTGGGTGGCTCCAGGTGCCTCCATTAGTTTTGTGATTGGGTGTCCTGATGGACCACCAGACCCGCCTGATGGACCACCAGACCAGTGCATCTATAAAGATCCTGCTAAGATCACATCTGATTACTTCAAGTTTCATGGGATGATCAAACCGCTTACGGACATGGCTCCCGACGTAGAGAAGTTTACGTTTGATGTGTTTGACCAAAGTGCTGTCGCAGTTGATATTGACCTCCCGAACCTAACACAAACTCACACAAGTCGATATAAATACAAGGACGCTCAGACAACGGTTCGACTGAGACGCCGGCTCCAAAACGGAGTTGTTGTATGGGGCGTCAAAGTTCGACAACGTGGCATCTTTATATCGCTGTACAACCCCATTACAGTAGCTATCACCGTTGGTGATGATGGGTTTGTGTTAGAGACAGATTGGCAACAAATCCCACAAGGTTGGCAATTAAAAAACCGCTACTATATTTGTAAGGAGCCTTATACCACCACTCAAAGTTACTTTGAGTAATTTGATATGTGAAAACATATGAAAGAATCGCAAGAATCTCTAACATTCACATCATCATTTTTTTCTATACTAACATTTCTTCTTATAATGTTATATTTGTTTGTGGGAGGAGTGTTTTTAACTATAGTTTGGAATAACATTATTACGGTTGCCTTTAACAACCTTAACGAAATCGACAATAGTCAAGGTTTAACTGTTTTTTGTTTCTACCATTACACTAAAGCATTACTATGAACAAAGAAATTACAGAAATCTTAAAATTAGTAGAAAATGAAGCATCTACTATGTCAAAAAAGTCTTTGTATAAATACAAAGAACGTATCATGCTAGAACAATCAAAGCTCTCAAAATTCTTTGATGACTTTTTAAAAGAGCACGGCGATCTTCAAGATGATTCTGACAAATTTTTATATAATATTATGATGGGATTATATAACGATTTAGAAGGATGTAGCGCTATTATCAATTACCACATAAAACTTAGCAATGATAAAGACATCACAAAAACATAAAAATATTGTTGATTTTTCGCGCTTTATAGAAGAATTAGCAGCATCTGATAATATAACTATTATTGAGGCGGTTATTGAATTTTGTTCTTCTACTGGATCTGAGCCAGAAGTCGTTGCCCAAAAATTAAGCGGAACATTAAAACAAAAGCTTATTCAAGAATACCGTGATCTTAATTACCTTCCTAAACAAGCACAAATCGAATTAGACTAATGGATGGGTTTCAGGCATACAAATATTATACTGCAATCAAGCTTCATTTTACTACTCCAAATTTTGATGTTTTTGAAAACAAGGGTAGAATTAAATGTAGCTCAATTAAATATAAATCTCGTAATGATTGTAAATTGTTTGAACAGCTTGCTAGAGGTTTAGACGACAAGCAATTTATTCAATATGTGGCATGCAATTTCATGTATGGCAATCCTGAAGTCATTTATACCCCAAGTGCTTCAGTTGCAAATTATAAGACGTTTTTAAAAAGAAAACAGTCTATAACTCATGTGTTTGAAAAAGATTTGACAACTATTAAAAATGTATATTTGCACGAAAACACAAATGAATCTTATCGGACTAACCCTATACAGTTATTGTTAGCAGATAAAATTTGTATTGAAACGTGTTGCATTTTAAATGATAATAGTAACGAAATCCAATTCTTAAAAGAAGATACAGGGTTGATGACTTTATTAAATGATGTTATATTAAGAGTAGAAAAGAGTAAAGGGTTTGTTAAGTATGACAAATCTAAAATTGAAATAATTTATAAAAAATTTAAGGAGGAAACACAAATCTAAAATGGGACGCACTTTTAGATACGACGATAAATATGAGCGTGGGCCTGGCCGTCGGAAAAAAAATAAAAACCACGCTAAGAATATTAATGGACGAGGCATGAGACAAGATCACGCAAATGGTGGTCATGAATTAACTTCAGAAGAGTTTTATGATGTTTATAATGATCTAGAAAAGTTTGATAATGATGAAGACTATTACCGTTGATTCAGTAATAGTGATGTGATATAATAAACAAATACAGCGCAATAAAAATAATACGGCGTAATAATAAGGAGAATAACAATGAACATTGAACAGTTACGTAAAAGCCGCAAGGCTGATTTTGGAAAGATTGTAAAGGAATTTGAAAACACAACCAACAAGCCCTATCAAGACGATAGATTTTGGAAGCCAGAACGTGATAAGGCGGGTAATGCAACAGCAACTATCCGTTTTCTTAATGCGGGACCTGACGACGAACTGCCTTGGGTAAAGATTTTTAGTCACGGCTTTCAAGGTCCAAGTGGGCGATGGTATATTGAAAATTCTTTGACTACATTAGGCAAGCCTGATCCTGTTGCTGAATATAATGTTGCCTTATGGAATTCAACCTCTGATGATAATAGCCCTGAAAGAAAGCGTGTCAGGGATCAAAAGAGGAAGCTGTCTTATATCTCTAATGTTTTAGTGGTTAGTGATCCAAAGCATCCTGAAAATAATGGCAAGGTATTCTTATACAAGTATGGTAAGAAAATCTTTGACAAAATCATGGATAAGGCACGTCCTACCTTTGAAGATGAAGAACCAGTAAATGTTTTTGACTTTTGGGAAGGAGCAAACTTTAAGCTTCGTCTTAAGACAGTAGAAAGATTTCCTAATTATGACTCTTCGGAATTTGAATCACCAACACCCATTGCTGATTCTGATGAGAAGATTTTAGAAATTGCTAACAAGATGTATAGGCTTGGAGAATTTCTAGAAGAAAGTAACTTTAAGACATATGAAGAACTCAAGAATCGTTTAAATATGGTTCTAGGGGAGCAAAGAGCTCCTTCAT